CTCGGCACAAGGTATCGCTTACCGGGTCCGGCATACGCGTCCCCTCCCTTACTGGTATTTGCTATCAATATATCCGCTGATTGCCCTACACACTGCCCGCGCAACGCCCTGCTCATTCGGCAGTTCTGCCCACAGCAGCGGGGACTTATCCAGCCAGTACCAGGCGGTTTCGTCATATCGCACTTCGTCCCACGGGATAGTGTAGGTGCCCAGCAGCTGCGGGTCCAGTCCCAGCATCTTGAGCTGATGGCGATAATGTGCCTTTGCCCGCTGGCTCTCTGCCAAATCGCGCGCTACAAAATCCCCCAGCTGCTTGCCGGTGTAGCCCTGCACTCTGCACGGCTGTACCTTGCAGGCGTTGCTCTCCTTGAGGATGATGGTATACTCCGGCTCGGTGGTTGCCAGCCCATACCAGCCGGCATACTCTCCCTGCATCGGCAGCACAGTAACGTTTTTGTAGCCGCTTTCCCGCAAAACCTGCGCAACCTCTTTTGCCAGCGGATTATTGCCTACATTTACGATGGTGATTTTGGTTTTTTCGCCTAACTTCATACCGCTTCCTCCTTTTTATCCAGTCCCAGGTCCTTCCACGCATTTTCAACGGCAACCTGGATGGCATCCGCATCCATTTTGATACCATACTTTTTGCACTGCTGTTCGATGTAGCGTTTGGCTTGTTCAAACTTTTCCTTGCCGTTACCGGCTCCCAGCAAAATTTCTGCCGCCTGCACACCTGCAACAGCAAACTCCTTGATTAGTTCCCACTGCGCTGCGCTCACCTTGGAGCGAATCAGCGGAAACAAAATGCCGGTCATCACCGCCGAAACCAGTGTCACAAGGATCACCATAATCTGTGTCAAATCCACTTCCATCGTCTTACACCCCTCTGTTCAGTCCTGCCCGCTGGATGATAGCAGGATAGTCCTTATATGCAATATCTCTGTCTACGTCTCCAACGATGCCATTGACCCTGCCGCTGCCTAAGTACTGCTCTGCCTGCGTTACTGCCCAAAGCAACCACTCTTTGACGTTGCCCCGCATCCGCAGGCAGCCGATCAAGAGCAGCAGCAAAAAGGCACCCACTGTGCAGATAATTGTTACAATCTGGTTCATTTTTTTATTCTCCTTTCAACTTGATTCCCTCAATCTCCGCCCTTACCTCTAAAATATAAAGGTACTGCCCCATATGCTTAAGCTGATTCTTAAAAAGCTCAATGCTGCGTTTTGGTTCAAAATCCAGCTCCCACGCATCATACTTCACTACCATTTCATGCAGCTTATCGTATCTGATTTTTGTTTGCCAGTATTCAGCCTTGAATCTTTCTTGGAAATTTTCGCTGTTCATCATTTCGATTGTGTCTTTTAGTTCCATATTTTTCCCTTTCTGTTCTATGTTGTAGAACACTTAAAGTATCGTCACAAACCCGCCGAAGCCTTTTTTCTTTAAATCATCGGCGGTTTTCTGCGCGTCCTGCTGTGTCGGGAATTTTCCTACGCAGACTTTCACTAATGTTTCGTTTCTCAGGAATGTAAAATACCCCATATCGCTAAGCTTGGTGTACAGGTCCGCAGCGCTTTTTGCCGATGAAAACGCGCCCACCTGTACGGTGTACAGCAGTTTTTTGTCTGCCTGTGGCTGCTCCACCGGTTTGCCTGCTGGCTTGTCCACCTGCGGTTTAATCGCAATCCCCAGATAATCCAGCACACCCCACGCATACACCCGACCAAACGCCTGCTGTTTGGCTGCTGTGTTATAGTCGCCGCTGTCCGCCTGGTTGTCCACAAAAAAGCCCTCGCACAATACCGCGGGGGCTTTTACTTGTCGGCACCATCCAAAATAGTCCGTTCCGGCGCTATTCAGTTTTGTTTTTACCCCGCGGGATTTTTGGCCCGATTCCTTCACCCGCTTTTCGATGGCCTGCGCCAGTTTGAGCGATTGCGCCGCATAGCCGTTTGTTTGGCGGTACACCTCAAAACCATCCCCGCCCCCGGCATTGTTATGGCACTCCACCGCCAGATCAGGCGCAAAGGCGTTTGCTTCTTTGATTTCCTCACTTAACGGGTCGTTTTCGTCCTTCACGCGGGAAATTCCCACCTTTACCCCGTGGCGCTCCAATTCTGCTTTCAGCCCCAGCGCCATCTGCAAATTTGCGTCCGCTTCCTTCACATACTTCACGGCCCCGGGATCGCTCCCGCCGTGGCCCACTCCAATAAATACTTTTTTACTCATTATCTCCCCATCCTTCTGCATCAAAGTTCATTTTAAACGTTCCCCCGCACTCACAAGGTTCTTTCACTCTGTATACAGTCCAGTTTTCGGTTGACATTTTTTCATCAATCGGCGCTTCTTTCCCGCAGCGGTTACAGGTCGGCGGGGGAAACGCAAATTTTGTTTTTCCCTTTTCATTCATTTTTGTTTACGTCCTCCTTATGCCTTTTGATTTTTGCCAGGTTCCAAAGCTCCGCCGAGATAAACGCAAAAAACGCAATCGTTAATTGTGGCTCTGGCTGTACTCCTGTGCGCCACTGCATCATCAGACAAATAGCTGTATAGCCAATCGCCAAGGCAATGCAAAGCAGCACAATCAGCCGGGAAAATAGCCCTTTGTGCCTTGTTTTTCGCCTCTGGCTGGCTCTTTCCTGCTCTGATACCAACTCTGCAATTCGCTTGAGCTCTTCATCTGTCATCTTGTCCTTTCCTCCTTACTCCGCCAAATGCTCGCAGCCGGAATCAATCAGGATGTTTTTTACCTGCGCTTTGAGCAATCTTGGTACATCTGCAAAAGTTTTTCTCCCCAGCATAATCTGCTGTGCCCATAACATAGCCATCATTTTCTTCTCTCCTTTCTACTGATATAGCAACATCGACATTTCTAGTACACAATCGGTGAGCATCTCTTTTAGCGCCTGCTCAATCTCGCTCACCGGCGGCGGATAAAGCCCACCGGCTGGGTCGCAGTATACGTTGATTGTGCCGCCCACCCACTTGATGATGGGGTCACCGTCCGGCAAAAAACCTTTTAGCATCAGCTTTAATTCCCCAGCCACCGCCGTAAAATCATCCGAAATCTTCCAGCGCAAGAGTACACCCTCGCCGTTTACCTCTTTTTCCAGCACCTGTGTTGCCCTTGTGCCGCCTTTGCTGTCGCCGTACATGATGTAGGTAAGCCCATCAAGGGCGATGTCGCCGTATTTGGGCGGCAGCTGCATTAGGATGGTGTCTGCGTTGTTTTCCCCCTGCCGCAGCAGGTTGATGATGGGGATGGTATCAATCTGTTTGCCGCTTATCTGTAGCTGGATGTCGCTCACTTTGCCTCATCCTCTCTGCTTTAAACTTGTAAAGTATAGCTTCCATCTGCATTTGGTTTTGTGTTGTACATCACATTGTCGTTAATTACAAAGTAATAGCGATAGCCGGATGTTTGGGTACAATCTTTGGTTTGCAAGCTTCTGTTTACCGAGACTTCCAGCACCGCATAAGAAGAATCAGATTCCGGCACGCTCACCGTCCAAAACTCTTCCCCGCTGCGCTCCATCTGATTTTGGAAGTACGCAAATTCCTTGTTTATTTTCAACTCTTCCGCCACAAAACCGGATGCATCGCCCCCTTTTATTTCGCTTGCGGTAGGAGGCAATACGTATCCTTCGATGTCGCTCGCGCCGTTCACAATTTGGGCTTTTGCTTTTGTTTTTATAATCCGGCTTTTTAAGCCCTGCGGCATTTTGTTGTAAAGAGCCTCTGCATCTGTTTTTAAATCGCTTATCTCGTAATAAGGCACCCTGCCTCCGGGATTATAAAATGTGCCCGTTTTGTAAGGCTCGCTCATCATCAGGCACACCGTATTGGCTGCGTGCGTTGGGTGGTTTTTGGCAACTACCACAAAAGGATTCTCTTCAAATCCCGCAAGCTCAGGGATTTTCACCTTTGCTCCGAGAGAGATGTTTTTTAACTCCGCAAATTCTTCCGTCGGGCGCTCGGGGATGATAGGGCTATCCGTTACCCCCCCCTTGTCTAATGCTTAGATAAATATATCTCTTTCCGCTTTGATTGAGCATATTCCTTTTTCCATCCGGTGTACTGCTGCCGCTTTGCAGCACCTTAAATCCCGTATCGGTAAGGCTCAATCCCTTGCTTGCCCCCGCTTGCGTCGCAATCGCCGAATATATTTGTGTTTCACCCAGCGTAGATACTGCTGCTATTGGTGGCTCTCCCACCGTAAAAATCCGCACCAAAGTTGGCTTATATCCCAGCTCGATTGTCCGCGAGGTGGTCCCGGTACCGCTATACTCCCCCATCTCCATCGACACCGGTGATGCCATTACCAGCTGGATTGCCACATTTTTGAGGTTGGTAATCTGCGTTGCCCCTACGGTGTATTCCGCCAGCGGCAGCTCGAAACCCGCCCCGCCGTGGTTGATGTCCTGCTGGATGGGATTGTCCAATGTCTCCCCCGCCGCCGTTACAAAGCTGATTGGCGTTCCGGTGTTGCCTAAATCGATTTTGATGCTCAATCTGCCCTTCTGGTTTTCCGCTGTACCTAGCTGCGCACGGATTTCCTCCTGCTCCACCACAAAAGAGCGCCCGCGGATGATGCCCCGCCCCGCGCTCACCTGTAGGCGGTTGTCCCCCAGGCTCGTTACCTGGCACCCATCTATGATGCCACTCTGCTTCGAGCTAAAAAAATCGTACAATGCAGCATCATCGGTTGGTGTGATTGTCTGCCCGGTAAATTGCTTTAACGTGATCATCCCTCTTGCCTCCTTGATAAGATCAGTTTTTTGGTAAGCTCCAGCCGGATGCACCCAAAAACCAAAGTAATTACCCCTTTTTCGCGGCTGTACCCCGTCATCACGCTGGTGTATCGCTTATCCTGATACCAGATTTCTGCCAGCTGCCCGATGTGGATTTGGTTGGGCGATACCATCCGATCATCCTCCCGAAAGCTTAGCTCGATGCATTGCTGGTATTTCTCCGGCGTCATCTGCTCATAAGCGCGGGAGTAGGCTTCTTTCAAAAAATCTTCTGCCCCTTGTATGTATTCTGCTGAGAAAAACACCGGCGTGATTCTGTTTTCGTCCTTTCGGTCGATTGCCCCGGATGGGTGCAGATAATAAATTGCCTTTTCGTTCTCGTTATCTTTGTTTATAAATGTAATTTTGTTTAGCGTGCCGTAATTATCGGTAAGCACAAAATTATGCGCCAAACAGTTGCCCAGCTGTGCCTCCAGCGCAATCTTTCCCGATACTTTGCCCACTGTAAAAAATATTTTTTTGCTCTGCGGTTCTAACTTTGCCTGCACCACAATATCGTACAGAGTGAGCGCTTTTGTGATAATATCCCAAAACGCATGGATGTTGCTCCTGATGTCCAACGGGGTATCCGGCGTGCTGCTCTCCTGCTCCACCTCGATGCCCGCTATATTTTGCAGGCTATCGGCGTTGCTGATATAGGTATCGGTGATGATTTTGCTGATGCAATCCTCCAGCGGTTTACTTTGGAAAATCGCCTTATCATACTGCACCTGCACATCCAAAAGCGACAGCAGCGGAGCAACCTTTAGCTTTGCGCGGTTGCCCTCTCTTGCAACATCCAGTACAATCCCCTGATGGATGATCACGCCGTAAAAATCGGTAACATGCACAAAATCTCCCTTGTCTGCCGCCAAATCAACAACCGTGAGGGTGGTGTTTTCCAGCGTGAGGTAATCCATCTGCACGTTGAGCTCCGAAAGCAGCGCCATATCCTTGTATCGGTAATCTCTGGTAAATACCTCCACTTTATACAGATGCCGCAAGCGCACTCACCTCCACAAACGCCTCGATTTCCCCGCTGCCCTCATGCGCAAAGGCAAGAGTACTCTCCCCTGTTGGTACTACCAAAAATCGTGCTGTTGCAAAATCGGATGCCTGATACAAATTGCGGATAAACGCATTGTCCGTGCTGTACTCTGCAATCTCCAAAGATGCCGGCGCACTGTCCACGATCAGCTTGTTTCCCTCCGGGATGATTGCCATTACTTTCCCGCGGGAAATTACCTCTCCGCCCTGCGATAATGCCCACGATGGATTGGTGCAGGGTCCCAAAATGTGCAATTTTGCGTAGGATGGCAAGCTCCCGGTATTGTTTAATTTTGCCGAGCCAATTGCTCCCTCTGCATAGGTATATGGGTAGGCGTAATCGTATGTTTTCCCCGCTCCCCCTCCGCTCTCTGTTTTTGTTACCGTGATGCTCTTGTACCAGGTACCAAATGCCAGAAAATCCACAGGGCACAGCAGCCCCGTGGTAATCTCCGTTTTACTCAAACTCTGCACCCGCACATTGAGATAATACCACTCATTAAGCGGTCGATAGGCGAGTTTAAGCGGCTCTTTTGCACAAAATGCTGCAAATTCTTGATAATCCTTGTATGGATTTACCCCCAAAAAGGCAATCTCTCCGGGGATTGTTTTTTGCTGTAAATAGGCGGCGGAAACTAAAAAATCATATCCTGCCGCCACCGTATCAAACTCCTGCTCATAGCCCAAGCCGGATGGCGAGTGCAAAAAATGTTTTCGCGCCATCAAATCCAGCTCTGTGCCATCGGAATTGATTAACTTAAACGCTCTTGCCATCTCTAGTACTCCCATCCCAGCTGGCGATTGAGATCGCGCACTGCCGCCGCGCCATCCCTTGGCTGATAGTTGTTAAAATAGTTGTTCTGTGTGATTTGCGGGTGTGCGTGCGGACCGGTGAGCGGCTGCACCACTGCCCTGCCGTTTTGTACCGTAAGCAGCTCAGGCCCTGCCTCTCCTACGATTGCTCTGCCGCGGGTAAGGGTTCCGCCGTCTGCAAAAAATGGGATGTCCCAGTCCGGCAAATCGAAAGAAAAGTTGCTCAACTTGTTCCACACCCAGTCGATTGCGCTGCCGATGCCATCAATCAGGCTTTCAATGCCGCCGATTACGCTGCGGGCAATGCTTGCAATTCCATCAAAAACGCCGCTAAATATCTCTTTAATGCCATTCCACGCGCGTTCCCAGTTGCCGGTAAATACGCCGCGGATAAAGTCGATGATGCCATCAAATACCTGTTTTAGTCCATCCCAGATACCTTTTACTGTGTCTAAAAATCCATTGAGGATGCCGCCCAGCACTGGACCAAACACCTCGCTCCAGTCTTTGGCAAACACCCCTTGCAGCCAATCGTCAAATTTTTGCAAAAGGGCTTGCAGCTCATCCCCCTTGGTACCGATGGCAATAACAGCCGCCGCCACTGCCGCTACGATCACCGCAATCGGATTGGATACGATAAACATTGCTACGCTCGAAAATGTTTTGCCTACTGCTGGCAGCACTGTGCCGGTAAGGGTGGAAAATGCACTTGTCACCGCGCCTTGGACGGTGCTCGCTACGGTAGTGAGTGCTTTGGTCGCTGCCGGAAGAGCGGTCCCCGTAAGAAAACTAAATCCGCCTTTGATAGTGGGGAAAATGCTGATAATGCCGCCGATACCCTGTGTTACCTGCCCGATAATCATCAGCAGCGGACCGATAGCAGCTACCACAAGTCCCACTGTAATGATGGTTTGTCGCTGCCCCTCATCCAGCTGGGAAAGCCAATCGGCAAACTGCCCTAGTTTTTCTACTGCTTTTTCCACTATTGGGATTAGAGATTCGCCAAAGGAAATGGCAATTCCCTCAATTTTGCTCTTTAATTCTTCCACCCTGCCGCTCAGATTATCCTGCATGGTAGCCGCCATTTTATCGGCAGCCCCGGCAGAATTGTTGATGCTCTCGCTGAGCTTTGCAAAATCCTCATTACTGGCGTTCACAATGGCAAGCAGTCCGCTCATTGCCTCCTGCCCGGCAAGGTTTGCAGCCATCTGTACCTGTTCTTCCTGGGTAAGCCCGGCAAACTTCTGCCGCAGCTCTAAAAGTGTTGCATCCAGCGGCTTGATGCTGCCATCCACATTGGTAATCGATAGCCCCAGCGCCTCTATTGCCTCTGCCGCTGCCTTCGGCGGCTTTGCCAATCTTGTGAGGATAGAGCGCAAGCTGGTGCCTGCCTGCGTGCCTTTGATTCCAGCGTTTGCCATCAGTCCGATTGCGGTAGCGGTATCCTCAATGCTGTACCCCATTGCACCGGCGACAGGAGCCACATACTTAAAGGTTTCTCCCATCATCGATACGTTTGTGTTGGATTTGGATGCCGCCATAGCCAGCACATCGGCAAACCGCCCGCTCTCCTCGGCTTTCACGCCAAAGGCAGTGAGCGCATCGGTAACAATATCAGATACTGCGCCCAAATCCTCACCGGATGCTGCCGCTAGTTTCATTACGCCTTCCAGCCCACCCAGCATATCGGAGGTATCCCAGCCAGCCATCGCCATGTACTTTAAGCCTTCCGCTGCATCAGAGGCAGAAAACTTCGTTTCTGCTCCCAACCGCTTGGCTTCTTCTGTGAGTGCGCTCAGCTCTTCGGCGCTCGCCCCCGAGATTGCCGCAACCTCGCTCATCCCAGCCTCAAAGTCTGCCGCCGTTTTTACTGCCGCAGCCCCCAGCCCCACGATTCCGGTAGATACCACGCTCATCTTTTTGCCTGCATCGGTGATTTTCTCCCCTGCGCTCTGGATGCCTTTGCCGAGCTTTACGGTAGCTTCGTCGGCTGTTTTCTGCAGGGATTTGAGCTTGCCCTCGGTTTCTGCGATTTCCCTTTGCAGAGCCTTGTACTGTTCCTCGCTCATCTTGCCCTGCTTAAACTGTTCCTGCGCCTGCCGCTCGGCTTCTTTGAGGGTTTTTAGCTTTTCCTTGGTGGCTTCTATCGCCTTAGCAAGCGCCTGCTGCTTTTGGGTGAGCATCTCGGTGTTTTTGGGGTCAAGTTTTAAGAGGCGCTGCACATCCTTTAAGTCTTTTTGCGTTGTCGCAATCGTTTTGTTTGTACTTTCCAACGCCTCGTTTAAGGGTTTTACATCACCGCCAATCTGTATCGTGATGCCCTTTATCCTATCTGCTGCCATTTGCTTTTACACCTCCCCCGAAAAGCCTATCGATGTCCGCTTGCGTTGCCTTGTATGGGTATTTTTCTTGGTCGTTGGCTTTTTCTGTGATCAAATCGTATACCATGCCCACATTCATACCGCTCAGCGCCTCATCTGATAGCCCCAGCTCGGCACACCGCAACATAAAGATAGCCCCGTTCGGCTCCCGCACTGTCTCCCTTATTTTTTTTTAAGGGAGGAAGTCGTGCTACAGCTCATGCCCCAGAGCTGCAAAATCTCCGGCAGCACCTCGTAAATGGAAAACATCGAAAAGCTGTCCAGCCACTCCTCGGCAGTATCCGGCAGGGAGCTATCTGCATGTTTTGCCATGATATAGGCAAGATTTTCGAAAATTGTTAAGTCCACCATTGAGAGCTGTGTTTCCGCTCGCTCCTCATCGGTGGCATCCTCCGGCAGGCTCGCTGCTTTGGCATATACCTTTTGCAGCTGTGCCATATCTCGCATCATATCGCGCCCAAATTTAAAGCGGTACAGGCGCGGAACGAGGGCTGAGGCTTTCATTTTTACCTCGCGCCCATCGACTGTGATTATTTTTTCCATTTTCCGCGCCCCCCTTTATGCTCCTACGCCGGTCTTTTCCCAGACTTTTGTAAACCAAGCATTTCTTACATCCTCGCTGGTTTCCGCTGTCGTGCGGGCAAATACATAGCCATTTTCCAGCGGTGCCGCCGAGATGGTAGAGGTCTGGGTCTGCGGCTCTTTGGTTTCGGTGCTGGTGGCTGCCGCAATGCCCGGACGGGTACCGGTGCAGTTGTACAGGCAGTACAAGTCATTACCTGCATCTCCATCAATCTGGAAGAGTAGTGCAAAGGATTTTGGCTCTGCGTTTACCGTTTCAATCATTACTTTGGAGGTGGCATCGGAAATGTATCCCCATACATCCTGCAACATTTTGTCGATGAAGCGCGCCATCTCCAAATCGCCCTCGTAGCCTGCGTTGCTCGAGCTCTGGTAATAAACCATGCCATCAGCGTAAAACTTATTTAATTCTCCCTGTGCTTCCAGCGAGAGGTTTACCGCGCCCGGAACCGGTACGGGGGCAGCCCATGTCGGCGTGCTGCCACCGGTGTTCATCACGGCGTAGTGTACTTTTTTCAGGTTAAATTGTACCTTATTTTCAGTTGCTGCCATTTTATTACACCTCAATTTCGTAGGTAATGCGGTAGATTTTTTCATCCGCATTGTAGTTTTCCTGTTTATTCCAAAAAAAGGAGGATAAGGCGTTTTCTACCTTACCCTCCGCTTCTGGCTGCTTACTATTTGTGTATAAATTAATCTGGATGTGGCGGACCGGCAAGTAAACTGCACTATCCGCCGAAAAGTTATTGCTATATACCTCCTGATACACCACAAACGGCATATCCGGCGGCTTGCCTTTTGCAAAATAGCAGTACGCCACAGGATAGCCGGTTGTTTTTAGGAGGCTTGCGATTTCCTCTAATTTCATCGTAGCTTCACCTTGATTTTTCTTCCCAGCCCATCGATCGCCTTTTGCTCTGCCGGGCGGATGTGGGCCTTTGCCGGAGCGTGCCCCACCACGCGCCCATCTCGCTTAATATCGTGCCCGTACTCGAGCAGATGGGTGAGCCGGTAGGTTTTGCCGCCGTTGTACACCAGCACGCGAATATCATCCATGCCCTCAAAGGCAATTTTGCTTTTCCAGTTTCTGGCGTATTTCCCGGTACGTTTGGGGCTGGTGGTTTTAAGCTCCTGTACCGTTGCCGCTGCCTGCTCCTTTACCGAGGCTTTGGTAGCCTCCATCACCTCGCTGCTGTACTCATGCAGGGCATCCAATATGGTACTGCTCAGCTCATCCACAGGTATTGTTTTTTGGCTCATCCGCTATCCCTGCCTTTTCGGTAAGATAAAGCTCTACCATATCGCTATTGCGATTAAAGTAGGTGCGGTAAACGGCATACCGCTTGCCGCCTACCTCCACCTGCTCCTCGCCGCTGTAGTTTACAATCGGCGTGCTCACCATCAGCGAGGGGTTTAACCCCTGCTGCCCTGCCTGCATCCACTCCATCCGGCTCACCGATTGGATGGATGCCCACACCGGCGTACGCCGTTCCGTTGCCACCATCTGCCCTATCTCATCCTGAGAGTAAGAGAGGGCAATCAGGAGAATCAAATCATCCATTTGTGCCTCCTCCTATCCCCCGATTGTTGAGCGCCCAGCGCAGAGCACGCGGCATCACAGCGTTTTCTTCTCGCCGCCTGCGGTACAGATAAGCTGCATACATCTCGATAAGCATTCCGTCCTCCGGGCTGCTGGTAAGCTGGATTCCCTCTCGGCTGATATATCCTCTGGCTGATGCCACCAGCGCAGCGAGGTAGCTATCCAACGCCGCACTGGCGATTTGTAAGTCCATTTTGAGGATGCTTAAAATCTCTACATCAGTCATCTTTGCTCACCTCTAGGATTTGGTAACGGTTACGGTATATACGCGTACTGCGTTGCCCTGTTTCACGGTAATGTGCATCGGGGTCGGTTTGCTGCCGGTTACCCAGGTAACGGTGCCGCCGTTGCGCACATTTGCGCCGTTGTACTCAATCGCTACCTCTGCATCAGCCTGCGCAGTTGTTACCTCAACCTTGTCGCTTGCGTTGGCAGCAGATGCGATGGTATAGGTGTACTTGTCGGCGCTAAAAGATGGGTTCAGGCTCTCGCTGCCGATTTTCAGGGCGGTGAGCTTGGCGTCATTTGCGTTATCTGCCGCAAAATCCATCACAGTGGTAACGCTTTTGTTGTTGATGTTGATTGCCACAAACGCGCCCGGGATTACCGGCACACCGTCAGCACGCTGTTTCCCGCGGAAAACGGTATTATCCTGGATAAACTGCACCTCGCGGCTTGCCTCAATGCTCATGCCGGAGCGCATTGCCAGCAGGTACAGATCACCGTAACCGCCGATGATGTCGCCGTCCGGGATAAATTCCAGCACATCCACATCGCCGCCCACGATCGGCAGAGTGCCAAACAGATTGGCTACAATATCGCCGGTAGCGGTAAAGGTGATGAGTTTGGATTTGAGCGCTGCATAGGTTTTAGAGTTCATCGCCCAGAACTGCTCGCCGCGGCTGTACTCGGTGTAGGTGTTGCCGGTTGCTGCCATCAGTTTGGCCCAAAAATCTGCGCCGGCAGCGGTTGCGCCATCAATTTTTACGATATTGCTTGTGTGCAGGTCCACCCATTCCGGGGCTTTTGCCGGATAATCTGCCGGCTTCTGGGTCTGCGCCAAACGGGTAACGATACCGAGCGGCATTTTGTTTGCAGAGCCTTTGCCGTACAGGATAGCCTTGTCCATCGCCAGTCCAATCGCCTCAGAAAGCATCTCTACAATCCATCCGGCAAGGTTAATGTCGTTGTCCTCCAGAATCGAGTTGCACACCGGCACAAAGCCTGCCACCTTGTAGCCATCCAGTGTTACCTGATTAAAGCCAAAGGAAAGTTCATTGATAGCGCCGCACATCTCAGTCCATACCGCCTCCGGTACAGTGCCTGCAATCGTCTGGCGGGTTTCCCCATCTACATTTCGTACCCTTACCCGGCGCAGGAGCTTGGAATAGCGGTACATATTTTCAGAGATAAGCTCCAGAAATACCACCGGGATGGAGAGTTCCGCGCCGGAAACTGCCCTCTGCTCGCCCTTCATCTGGCGCAGGCGGGTGAAAAACTCCACCGCTTCCTTGCTCTCTACCATGCTTTTTCTCTGCTCATAGCTCAGGGCATCCAGCGCACGCTGGCCCATTGGCAGGCTTCTAATCTGTACATGATTCATCTTAAAATCATTCCTTTCTGCTTTTTCAGGCTCTCTTGCCGGGGGCTGCTGCTTTTCTTCCAGCGAGCGGATTTCTGCTTCTGCCTCACTGATTTTTGTTTCCAGCTCGGTGCGCTGCTGCTCGTTGGCGGTTCTCTCGCTTTCCAGCGTTTCCACCTGTTCCTCCACTGCGCGTTCCTGCTCCTCGGTTTCCGCTTCTCCGATTGCGGTTTCCAACTCTTTTTCCCTCAGCTCAAAGCCTTCTGCCGCTCTTTTTACAACTTCCAGCTCAGCCTTCATTTTATCAAGCTTGTGCCGCAGCATTACGATTTTCAGTGCCATACTTTTTATTCTCCTTTCAGGCGGGCTCTCATTTTTGCCTGCCATTCCTCACGCTTGCGCTTTTTGATTTCCGCAAAATCCTTTTTGCGGGCTACTACAGCGGTATCCTCATAAGCCGGGAAGGTAACTACCGATACCTCATACAGCTTTACTTTTTTGAGTGTCCACACGGTTGTCCCGTTTTCCATCACCTCGGTGCTCTGATCTAAAATATCAAAGCCAAAGCTGCACTGGCTCACATCTCCGCGCTTTACCCTCTCATACAGGTTTACCGCATCCTGATCGGCAGGATTGATGGTGATTCTGCCCCACAACCCCACCTTATCCACCTTTAGCTCCAGCGTTCCGGCGGTTGTCCGCCCTAACACCAAGGTAGTATCATGGTTTACCAGCGCCCGAATATCCTCGGTGAGCTGTCCGTCAAAGGCGTCTTCGTCGATGGTTTCAATCGCGTTTTCCCACATTCGGTACTCGCTGCCGAATACCGCAAAATAGCCCTCAATGTACAGCTTGCCATCCTCTGCCCTCGTTGCAAAACTGGTATCCCTTGCAAGGGCAGTGCGCTCACACAGCATTAAATATCCCCTCCATTTTGTATCAGTTTTTTCTGATCGCCCAGCCTATCGATTGGCAGGTAGTTTTCCAAAATCACAAGCTGATCAAGCCCGTCTTTTGGCGGCAGCCCAATCCAATCACGCACTTCATTGCCCGTCATCACGCCCCGGATATACTGCTCATCTGCTACCTCTGCCATCTCTTTGAGATTGTAGTTGTAGAGGCTGCGGGCGTTAAATCGAAAATACAGCTCCGGGCTTGCCAGCAGTCCTCGGGTAAGCACCTGCTCGATGATTTTGGCAATCGCCATGATGGTGGTGGAAATAAAGTTGTTCCACTCATCGCGCTTAAACTCGCCCACGCCCAGTACAAAAGGCGGCACCCCGATGATGGAAGCTACCGTTTTTTTGTCCAGCGTCACAAAGTCTGCCAGTGCTAAATCAGATAAAGTCAGCGGACGTACCTGCTCTACACTAAATTGCTCAGCGGGGATAATCCACGGTTCTCCTGCCTGCGTGGTTTGTAGGTACTGCTCCATCAGCCTGCTGCGCCCCTTCGGGCTTGCAAACTCCTCGGTAAGCGCGTCCACCTTCACGATGATGGAGGGCTTCCACTTGCTCTGCATAAATCCCTTTTCGGTCGCCGCCGCCTGCTTGAGATTGTTGGCAACATCGGATAGTGCCACTGTGTATCCCTGCCCCATCCATGGGTAATAGCTGCCGGGATTTAAAGCAAAATGCAAAATCTCATCCGGCTCATACTCCCGCCCGGCAATCATTGCTCGGTAGCTCCATCCATCTGGGATAAAGCTTACCATCTCCGGCGGTATCGGCTGGAGATTATCCAGATACTTGCCGCCCTGCCGGTACTGCGGCAACACCACCGCGTTCCCTCGCCCTTCCAGAAACATCGTTTTTACAATCCACTGGATAAAATTGGAGCGCGGCATCCCTCTGGCTGGGTCTACGTCCACCTTGCGGCTCAAACCATCCTTAATGCGGATGTCCCCGGCATCGGTATTTGCCATCAGGTGAATTGTCATCGAGCCAATCAGCCGCGCGATGGTATCCACCGCCGCCACGATTTCCGGGTTGTGCGCCAGGCTGGTATAGCCGCTGCACAAAATATCTCCGGTATTGCTATCCCCCAGCCACACCCCTACGCCGCCGCTTCTGGCTTGCGGTTTGTCCCGGATACCTCGCCCCGTTTTCTTTTGCTTTTGCTTGCTCATCTCTCATTTCCTCCCCACCACTGCTTGCCTTTTTCGCTTCGCTCCATATCCTGCAGCATCTGGCAGCAGCCAAAAACGCCGGCGTCGAAGATGTCGATTCTCTTTACGCCGCCATCTCCATCTACTTTTTCGTACTGTATCATATCGTCCGTTTTTTCGATTGCTCGCACATTCTGTACGCAATACTCAAAGGCTTCGGAGTGCAGATAGTAAAACTTTTTGTTTTTTGCCTTGTACTCAATCCGTCGGAATCCCTCTGATTTTACATAAAAATACTGCGGCTGATCTTTAATTCGAAATCCTGCCGCACGCATTTTGGTAAAAAACTCTCGCCCAAATTTTTTATCAAAGCCCACCAGCTTAATCTTAAAGCCCATATCCCGCATGGCGATAAACCACTTTACAATGTCGTCCGGCAGCACCGTTTCGGTGTTGCTCATGGTGAGCCATCCCTTTTCTTCCCACCAAAACAGCGGAATATCATCCTCCTGTGCTTTGAGGTGAGCGGCTACCACCGGGAAAAAGGCGTGCGTGATGCAAATATCCACATCCTTGTAAGTGCCGTACAAAGAGCCGGCGGTTAAGTCGTGCAGCTTGGAAAGGTCCGCCCCGCCGTACCATTGGATAGGCAGTTTCGCCAGCTCCTGCAAGGTCCAGTTGTACTCTTTATCGGAGTTCTGGAACTCCTGCACTTTGAAATAGGCATTCATTGCGTTGGTAAATACATTGAGCGTTTTGTTAAAAAACTCGCTCCGAAGCTGCGGCTCATTTCTTGCTTGCGCTGCATCGTCCATCAGCTCCTCCAGTGTTACCGTAAGCCCGATGGAAGGCGTGCACATCTGCAATACTTCCGGGTCGTCGAACTCTACGATTTCCCCTTTGCTGTTTAAAAAGTTGCCTTCTTCATCTTGGTCCGCCATGCACAAAAATGCAAAATAGCTATCGTATGCCTCGTCTTGGATTGTTCCCTCCAGCACTGCTATCAATGTTTTAATGCGGTTTGCCAGAAAGCCGTTCGGAATATCTCCTGCAGTGGAGATTCCCACTAACAGCTTGTTTCGGTATGCCTTCATGGCGTTTTTCATCAGGGTGTACTTTTTTGCCCCCGCTCGCCGCCAGCTGTGCAGCTCATCCAAAATCAGGAAGTTACAGTTGAGAGAGTCCAGTTTATCTTCTTGGTTTGCAATCGCATAAATTTCCGCTGTGCCATCCCCAAAATCTACGCTGATACTGTGCTCCTGGTTGTTGTCCCGGATTCTCAGCTTTTTTACATCCGGCCGCAAATCCTCAATGTTATCTTTTAAAAACTGGAAACTCTCCATTGTTTGCTTTACGCTGTTGGCTACGATGTAAGTTACCGCCCCGGATGCTCTATCGATGATACTTTTTACCTCACCCAGCGCAGCGGAAAAAGAGGTTTTGCCCTGCTTTCGGGGCAAAAAAATAAGCGCCTCTGTATAGCGCCTGATATTTGTTCCCTTTTTAAAAAATCCAAAGAGATTTACAATCACAAATTTTTGCCATGGTGCCAGTATCATCGGGCGCCCTTTGTAGCTTACTCCGGCCCTATCCTCGCCGCGCACGTGGTGGATGGTGCCCTCAATCAGCTTAATTGCCAAATCGAATTGCCCATCCTTAAAATCCAAATCATCCCGCTGTAAATCGTTTAAAAATCGTTGACAGGCAAGCTTCCTTGCGCGATTAGCAAGTACCCTGCCTTCTGCGATTTCCTGCGCATACGCTACCGCCTCCGCAAAATAAGGGGAAGTAATGTGGCTTACATCCACTTACGCATCCTTCTGCCCTTCCAGTAATTTTGCAAATACCGATTTTTCCTGCTTTGGCAGCTCAATATCATTTGCGTATGCCTTGGCGTTAAGCATCAGCCGATCGGAATAGGTGCCAATATCTTTGCGCAGATTTTCTAACGATACCAGCACCGGATTTTTCTTCCCTCCGCTGCGCTCGGTTTCCACGCTCGCCTGATAGCCACCCTCCTCAAATTGGCGGCTTAGCTCTTGATACTGATACAGCATATCTACATAGATGTCGATGATTTGGTTATACTGCTCTTTGTAGGTGCCCAGTGCCTTCATGTTTTTGATTGTTTGCTTTTTGATTTCCTCCCGGGTCTGTGTTTTTGCCATCTTTGCCTCCTCAATATCCCCACTTTGCCTTCTTGATTTTCTCCGGGTGCAGCTTGTTGTGGCAGCGCTCGCACACGCTAATCAAATTGCTATCCGTAAATCCTAGTTCTGGGTGCTCATCCGCATGCTGGATGTGATGCACCGTAGTTGCCTGCACCCTCCTACCATATCGCTTGCACATCTGGCAGAGGTATCCATCCCGCCGCAAAATTGCCGCACGTTTGCGCCTCCATCTTGCGCTCTTGTAATCAAATTCCATTTTCCCACCCCTTAAAACAAAAGGTACAACAAAAGCCGACATTTCTGCCGGCTCTTGCTGTACAAAGAAAGGAGGTCTTACAATGAACTCGAATATGAGATTTTGTCTTTTACGCTAGTATAATCATATCATACTGTCAAGGGTGTCTTCTAGTGTCTTTTAGTGTCTTTTTTTTGCCCAAATCACTTGGCAACAAAGATAATGCCTTACCATGTATCTTGAGTATGTACCGGTAATCATACCCCATCATCAGCGCAATCTCCTCCCACTTTTTGCCGTTGATGTACCGATACTCCAGCAAGGTACGCAGGATGTTGTCCTCCACTGCGCGGATAATGCCCTCAATCTCCTTGCGCTTTTCCACCAACTTATCAATCTCCGCATTGATTTCTGTTTCCAAGTCTACGATTTTGGAAATTGCCCCCTGTGTGCCTCCCCCTTTTCCCCCTCCGGGCATCCCGGAGAGATTGGGGCTTACCCTAGTTGCCAGTTCTCTCCATCTCTGCTGTTCAAGCAGCAAGCAGTTCACTCGCTGGTTGATTCTTTGGTATCCCAAAAGATACTCTTTTTTCTCCTGGCTAGTCATCCGTCAAACCCGACTCCTTTCTGTTATCCATCGCCGCCCGAAAGAGTGCATCATTTTCCCGCTGGAGCTCGTCCAGCCTGTCCGCTGCCTCTCTGAGCACTCTGCACCCATGCACACCGCAGTTGTGCTCATATCCGCAGCCAAGGCAATTCAGGGTCCCTGTGTTCACTGCTATCCTGCGCAGAGCTTTGATGATTTCTTGGGTTTTCATCGAGATTCCTCC